CCCCCAGCGACCGTGTTCATTGTATCGCACGCATATCCATGATAACCAGGGTAACTATCGCAAATATGAGAAGAAATCATCCGGTCCTTTACACCGACAGACTCTCTCTCTCCTCGAGGATTCGTATACCCATAATTAATGTTTAGTACCTCTTGATTTTCCTCATTGAGGCTGTCATAAAATGGCGTATCCTGATTTTTATCAAGAGCAATCAACTTGAGTGGTTTCTTTGTCTTGAACTCGAATGTAGTACCATAATTGGTTTCAACATTAACAGCATTGAACCCAAAAAACGTTTGACTGTTCGTCAATGTCATTGTATCGCCAATGACCGACGAATCTCCTCTGTACAATACAGTGTTTTTCGGCAGTGAATAGTAATATACACCTTGTTTTTTATCGAATTTTGTACTAAAAAATGTATCTTCCATGGCGGCGGCAGGCGATATACAATTATATTATATTTTATATTTAGCTCAATAATTCTTGTTTTGGAAATGCAGAATACAGAATACGGGTAACACTATCAAATTAAAAAATATAATACTTTATATATAATATGGAATTAGCGATACCTTTAATAGCATTGGGAGGAATGTACGTAATATCGAATCAAAAGACAAGAGATACAAATTCTTCCGCACCAGTGAAAATATCACAGGAAAATTTTTCTACAATGGGCAGAAAACCCAATTATATACCAAACACTAATATTCCTCCTCAGAATTACCCGGTTCCGAACACCAGTGAGGTAGTTGACACTGTTCAGAAGTACCAGAACCCGAATGCTGCAAGTGACAAATATTTCAATCAGAACACTTATGAGAATACCGTTCGCGGTGGCGGTGCTGTGGGGTCTAATCCTCAGCAGGTGTATTCGTTGACAGGCGATTACATGAATTCGGGACAGTTTAAGCACAACAATATGGTGCCTTTCAGCGGAGGGAAGGTGAAAGGGCGTTTGTACGATGATAACATTGCGGAATCTGTTTTGGACAATATGAACGGAACCGGTTCTCAGTTGTTCAAAAAGGTCGAACAGGGTCCGCTGTTCAAACCAGAGGAAAACATGCAGTGGGCGTATGGTGCGCCGAACCAAAGCGACTTCTTCCAGTCGCGAGTTAATCCGAGCATGAAGAACAATAATGTCAAGCCATTCGAGAGCCAGAATGTGGGGCCGGGACTAGACCACGGGTTCGGAACGAGCGGCAACGCCGGTTTCAACTCTGGCATGGAGGCGCGCGACAAGTGGTTGGACAAGACGGTCGACCAGCTCAGAATTGCAACTAATCCGAAACTGGAGTACACCCTGGAGGGCCTTCAAGGCGGCGCGAGTGCCCAAATCAAAAATGTCGGGCTTATTGGTCGCGTGGAGAAGCAGGGACCCGACACGTTCTTCGTCAATTCACAAGATAGGTGGCTCACGACGACTGGTGCGGAGAAGGGAGAGACGCTGCGCCCAATCCAAGAGATGGGGATTCTGAGGCGAAACAATGTCGAGGTTGATTACGCTGGTCCTGCTGGTCCCGCGGATAGAAAGGCTGGGTATGCTCCGGAGAATTACGAAGCGAGCAAGCGACACCAGTCGATGACGTGCGATGTGAAACCGTCTGCTGCGATTGGTCGAGGGCCGACCAATGATGGTGACAATTTACTGAGGAGTCACACTAACTACGCGAATCACAGGTCGACCATCAAACAACCCGACACGTTCAGGAGCGGGTTTGGTGGAGCGATAGGCGCTGTCATTGCACCTATTATGGACATATTGCGCCCATCCCGCAAGGAGGAACAAATTAACAATGTTCGAATTTACGGTGAGGTCGGCACGACAGTGCCGCAGAGCTACGTGCTCAATCCGAACGATACTACGAATACGACCATCAAGGAGACCACATTGTACGCCCCGACGTTCAACATCAGCAATCAGAAAGAGGGAATGTACGTGAATAATTACACTCCTACTGGTCTGACGCAGAGGGATGCCAACTGTTCAAGTTACATTGGTTCGGCTGGAGGACACGGTTCGCAATACGGAAGCATGGTGTACGAGGCAGCCTACAAGCAGACCAACAATGAGATTAAGTCTGCCACCATCAACAACAGACCGAATCCTGGTGGGATTGAAACATTCAATTCCAAGATTAATGTCAATATTGCAAAACAAGATGCGGATTGCTACAATTACAGGATGAACGCCCCTTCGACTGTTGTTCCGATGCCCCCGTCAAAGGAGGTGTACGGCAAGATGATACACAAGCAGACGCATGACCCCAGCTTCGAAAGCTCGCGGCTTGACGGAAACCTACTCCAGGCATTCCGGTCGAACCCTTATACGCACTCTCTTACAACGGCTGTTTAACAAATAAAATGAATCTAATTTAAAATAGTTCACAATCAATAAACTATTTTAGAAATCCCAACCCACCCAAACCAAACAACGAATGTCGAACAACAATGGAAAAAAGAGCAAAATAAAATCGAGTGGCACGGTGATGAATTTGTTGAGTTATGGCATGGATAATACAAAGTCCGTCAAGGAGTTACTTGATAATAGTATTGCAGCATCGTGCAATGTAGTAGAAATCTTTCTCGACCTTGTTAATTGTATTATGATATTTAAAGACTCGGGTGATAATTGTGGGATGAATAAACAGCAATTAGATAAATTTGCAACCATAAATGATAGAAGGTCTGATGTTTCTACAACTGAACAGGCTAAATTTGGTCTCGGAAGCAACTTGGCTTCTGCTCACTTTACACAGTTGAAGTCGCAAGTACTTGTAATTTCGAGAAGCAATAATTACGATAAGAAGAACGCCAGCCCCATTAGCCAAATCACTATAGATTATCCTGGCTCGATTGAAAACAATACGTACGAGTGCTCGGCAGAAAACGCGAGCGTTCACAACATCGGTTTGTGGAATAAAGATTCTATCGACCCAGATAAAACAGGTGTATTGATTTATTACTACCTCGATAAAAGTATCTGCAAGCAACTTTACTATCAAATCACAACCTCCAATATTCTCGATTCTTTGAAATATAAAATTGGCTTGATGTATCACCGCCCCATTGACAACGGTTTGTTTATTAGGTTCAGATATCAACACCTGTTGAAGGACAATGAACCGGAAAATGATTACACTTCATTCAACCCTACTACTACAGAGGAAGATGCGTCGAATGAGGATGATGATGATGATGACGCGTTTCCTTCTGATTCTCCTTCTGATTCTCCCTCTCCTTCTGCGTCTCCTTCTGTTGGGTCGGACCTCGATAACGTTGTAAAATGGGATGTAGAAGTTTCAGATGTATACACAGAGGCTCTAATTGTCGCAGTTAGCCCGATTATCGAACACGCAAGCACCGTGCGCGAAGACAATGTGTTGAATATTTATCAACACAAACAATACCGCGACATGGTTGTTCTGTGTTTGTTGCAAGATGACGGTAAGGAACATTTGATTCACGACAAATTTCACGATACAAGAAAGAAGCGAATTGAGTGGGATGCTGCAAAGAGAGTTGAGTACAGAGCAACGGGCAAGATTAAGGTATCACTAGCGCACAATGAAGACTGGTTAAAAGCAAGCGAACACATTTTAAGCTCATTGGGTCTGAAAGTTGATACGCGAGATTCAAAGGAGAATAATGCAAAACTAGATGTCATTAAACGAAATACAAGCGGTAACATGTATTTTAGAAACAATATATTGTTCTTGAAGTATGTGCCCCCGGCAATAACGCAAGGCACTTTCAAGCCTCGAATCATACATCGCGACACTAGATGTGTTATAGAGTTCGATGCAAATCTTGATAATTTGTTCGGCGTTACTGTGATAAAATTCAGTCTAAGCGAGGACATTGTTGACAAGGAAATCCGTAAGTGTGTTGATGTTCTCAGGAAGGCATTTCAAAAAAAAATATTCAATATTGATGTTGAGGAGGTGATTGCGAAATCAAAACCGATTGTATCTCTTCCGAAACCTCTTCTTACAACATTCCAATTTTACGATGAGTCTGAAGATGATGCCTGCGTAAGTGATTCTTCCTCTGAGTCTTCTATTAGTGATAAGAATGAGAATGAAAATGTGATGTTAGAAACATTTGATAAAGAAGGAGAATCGGCAGAAGAAGGATACGCAGCAAAAGAGGAAAGAGGAGAAGTAGAAGATGTCGTTGTCCTACCCAAACCCGAATATCAGCCGAACGTTGTCTCAAGGAAGTCAAATCGAGCAACATATCTGACTAGGGAAGAGGTAACCACCAAGTTGAATTATTGGTTGTCAAAAGAAGAATTCCACGATGAACTTGCGATTGAGTTGCGAAGCATGTGTCAGAAATATTTGTTGATAAACCGTTATGTAATCGACATTGTCTTGGTAAAAATGTCGCTGACCGACCAAGTGAATATGATAATCTCATACTTGAATCAACGATATGTGGTTGAACCTGCTAACGGAGTTGATTTTGGTGCTGATTTTGGCAGGGCGTACAACGAGGTGTTCAGAAACGGAGAGTTAAGTTCTTCTGACAATGAGTCGGATAATGAGGCAGCAGCAGATGTTATCAAGCATTTAGATTTAAACCGCTGAAGATTTAAATCCGCCCCTTCGGGGCTTGGATTTATCTCTTTATCGGTCATTGACCGCGAATAATGTGAATCCGCCGGGCGGATTAAATTATTCGCTGGTTTAAAGACAAGTTTATATATTATATAGATATAGCATGAAATTTATAACAGCTTTCGTAAAAAGGATAATGCCAAAAGATATACCGACTCCGGTTGGTAGATGGAGAATCGAGAATTGTAGTGCACAAATGAATAACAAAATAGATTTATCAAACGAAGACCATTGCGGGCCTTGTGGTCAATATGCATTAGAAAAGACCACGGTACTCCAAAAAGATAAAATATAAATATAAACAACCCAAAATAAAATAGTTTTGCTCCACTTTTTCCAAAAGTGGAAAAAGTGGAAAAGGTGGATTAACATATTTGCGTTGTATAAAATTTAAAAACACTTCTTCAAGTCTAATATAATAGCTATGCTAGACATCCATACTGCAATAAAAGATAAATTGAATTATTTCAAGTCGGTCCACAAAATCCCTAATATTATTTTTCATGGACCATCTGGTAGCGGAAAGAGGACAATTGTCAATGACTTCATTCACACGGTTTACGACAACGACCGAGAGAAAATCAAATCCCTCGTCATGTATGTGAACTGCGCTCACGGAAAGGGCATCAAGTTCATTCGCGATGACCTTAAATTTTTCGCGAAGACGCACATCAATTCAAAGGGAGGCGACGTGTTCAAGAGCATAATCTTGTTGAATGCAGATAAATTGACGATGGACGCCCAGTCTGCGCTTCGCAGATGCATAGAGTTGTTCAGCCACAATACTCGTTTTTTCATAATTGTTGAGGACAAGTACAACTTGCTCAAGCCTATATTGTCGCGATTCTGCGAGATTTATGTCCCTGAACCAATACACGATGGTAAAATACTCAATCTGTACAAGTATAATCTTGGCAAGACGTTCAACATGAAAGATACAAAGAGTCTGCGTCAAGAGTGGTTGAAGAAAGAATTGTCGAAGAATGTTCACAAGGAGACAACCGTCGACAAGCTTATAGTATTCTGCACGAAATTATACGAGAAGGGATACAGCGGACTGGACATGTTAAATTTACTTGAAAATCAATCATTCTTGCAAGACCACATATCAAACGAGAAGAGATACGAGCTGTTGGTTACATTTAACAGGGTGCGCAAGGAGTTTAGAAACGAGAAGTTGATGTTATTGTTTGTTTTGAACTTTGTGTTTTTAAGTTCAAATTTATCTTTAGAAAATATATCTTTTATGTAACATGGACGGTTATAGCAATATTAACGTATTACACGAGAGTAAAAATGAATGGACGGCGCGACTGATTTCCATACTGACGCCTTTAGTAATTGACGGATACAAATCCATTTTAGAGGAGGCGGTTAAATTATGCAAGGAGAACAACGAGATGGACAAGTATCTCATGACGTTCCAGAATTTCGTTTCTCGGATTCCGAAATGGAATCCTAGTATCATTGAAACGGAACGAAAGCGTATTACTGAAAAGAGTGGATGCACGTATTTAGAAGATTTGGTCACTTGTGTTCATGTCGTTCAACTGAAGATATTGACCTCTATGCGGGCTGGCCAGAAACAGAAGAAAATCGACATTAGTGTTCCGAATCTAGATGACTTTGTTCACAAGGTTTACATCAACGTTGCTCGAAAGGTTTACAAGAATGTCTATTTGTTCGAGGTTCTGATTCAGCCTCTGCAGGTCCAAAAGCACAACCGCGAGCTTGAGGTGATTGTCCAGGAATGCATTATGAACACAATCCGAGAGAGCATTCCCGTCGAGACGATTTTGAAGTTGTACATGTCGTCCGAAGATGACTGTATAGTGGATGTGAAAGAGGAGTACCTTGATGAAGCTACAAATACCCAGGTTGACATGTCACAGAATGTTGTGCCTCAGAATCAACCGGTTGAATCTGTGCAGCAGGACACGGATGACAAGCAGAGCAAGTTAGAGTTTTCAAACGTTGATTATGTGAAAGATTTCGAAAACAATGTCCACGAAGTGAATGCCCCGAAAACGATTGAGGAACTGGAGATGAAGCGGAAGCAACGAGAAGAGTTGAGCGCCAACAGCACAAGCAACAATGATGACAGCGATTCAGACAGACTCAAAATTGACTGGGGCGCAGAGATGCCTTCGTTAGACGACGTGCAAGTTATTGGCGAGCCTACTATTGAGTTGATGCCAGATTTGTTGATAGACGTTGAAGTTCTTGATGATTGAATTGCGTAAAACGGTAAATAACAAATTGACTTTCTATTCTAAATGGATAACATATTTGTGGTTGCAGGCGTTATCTCAGTGATTTTTCTGATATCAAAATTCGTTGAGATGAGATTCGTCGATAAAGAAAGCAAGCCATTGAAGTTGTTAATGCGGGACACCATCTTGGTTTATTTTAGCGTTATATTTGGGAATTTTGTTGTAGAACAAGTGAAACCAATGACACACGTCGGTAATGTGACTCCCGTTTTCACGGATAACCCTGGATTCTAAGTATCAGTATCAGTATTAGTATCAGTATCAGTGTCATAGCCGTAATTTATTAAATATATAATATGTTTAATAAATACATGAATAATATGTTGTCAGCTTACAACAACAATCATAACAATTACTACATTCTATCTTGTAATAACAACAAGAATAGACAAAATAGCATGAATATGACGTACAGTAATAGACTACAACTGCCGTTCGATTTTAACCCTGCACAAACCGTGTATAAGGAAGTTAAAAGTGATAACGTAATAACAAGTGGCGAAAATATAACAACATCTATTGTTAAAAACAATGTTTTTTTTAGGAACTTGTCTTATTCTTTCAAACAGTTAATGGGAGACAGATTAATTGATTTCAATTCGTCATCTGCTACTTTGATAAAACAACAAGACGGTTTTATGATGAACGTAAGAAGCGTCAATTATCATCTTGACAATCAAGGAAAGTCCTCTCACATAAAAGGGGACAAGACAGTTACACTGAACAAACTATTATTTCTTGATGAAGAAACGAATATTATCAATTCGAAAAATATTATAACTGATATTACAAAACATCCTTATTGTGGAGTAGAGGATGTTCGTCTATTCCCATTCAATAACGATACATATTTTATCGGCTCTTCATTCAATCCAAAGACAAACAAAATTGGTATAGTATCCGACATCCTCAATGTTGGCGGCCATAAATTTGAACAACGATATATTACACCGTCATTCAAAACAACAAATAAGTGGGAGAAAAACTGGGTTTTTTTCGCCAACAGCAGCGGTGAATTGAATGTAATTTATAAATGGTATCCCTTGTACATATGCAAGATTGATTATGGAACAAACAAACTTGAATTGATAAAACAAAATGATACGGTGCCTGTTTTGTTTACCAAGTTTCGCGGTTCGACATGTGGTATTGAATACGAAAATAAAATATGGTTCATTACACATTTTGTAGAGACGACAACAAAGAGCACTAGAAATATGTGTGGTAAAAATAGATACTTGCATTGTTTTGTAGTTTTCGACAAGGATATGAACTTGTTAGGTTATTCAGCACCCTTTAACTTTGAGAATTATCTTGTGGAGTATTGTATTGGAATGACCGTTAACAAAAGTAAATTTGTAATAACATATAGCACGTTAGACAGCACCACCAAGATGGCAATGTTTACCAGTGAATATGTAAACAGTTTAATCATTCACAGTTAACAGTTAGTCCTTTAAGGAGTACAAAGTGTTTCAAATTTACTCGACTGGAATACTAATCCAGTGTTTCTAGCAGCGTGACCATCCGACGCCTCGTTGCACGGGTGCTTTGTCCCATTCCAGCAATACCAATTCAGCATTTTCCTTAGTTTTCCCGTATTCATTCGGTCCTGGATTGTTTTTATGATTATATCGATTGCAAATAATCCATCTAACGAGTGTCCAATCCTAGCAGTATTGTCTGGTGTGTCATAATCCCATTTCAACAGCAAATTTAATAACTTTCGCGCACCCAATTGCGTAATAATATAGGCATGTGTACAAAAGGTTGACTCGTGATTAATTCGCGGAGCATCTTTATTTATTTGATTTCCTATAAAAATTACATCATAATTACTGCGGGTATTTTTGTAGTATTGTGGGGCTAAAGTACTCCACTGAGGGTGAAAATAAACATCATCTTCGAATATTGTTGCTATTGCGATGTTATTGTCCACTATGTGTTTGTACAATTTGAGGTGAGATAAAAAACATCCTCTCTGGCCTTTCGACAAATGATTGTGAAATTTCGGGTGGTCAAATGTCTTTAAGGCTGCAGTATACTCGTTAACGTCTGATGCGTTAACGGCGCTGAAAATCTGCATATTCTTAAACCCGGCATTTTGAATGTTTTCAGTAAAAAATGGTTTTCTTTCTGGTGAAAGCGTTTCCGAGTGAATAACAAAAGCTGGGTGGTTTAGTAATATACTATTGAATTGTATGTGGTGCATGTGGTGTATGTGTATATATTACATAAATAAAATATTGCGGTATATATATTTTATTCATGAACAACGACAAGACGGTCGTTATAATTATCTCTCGATACAACGAAGATTTAAAATGGACAATTGAAGGAATTTTTAATGAATTCAAGTACATTGTTTATAATAAGGGGGACAATGAAGATTTTGAGAAAACCAATGTTTCTAAAATAATAAACCTGCTTAATGTCGGAAGATGTGCACACACATATTTATATCACATTGTTGCAAATTACGATAATCTGGCTGACATAGAAGTGTTATTACCTGGCTCACTGGACTTAGAATATAAAAGAGAGAGAGCGATTCAAATGTTGACCCGTGTCAAGCTTGATAAAAATGCGGTATTCATAGGTGAATATAGCCCGGACGTCTACTCGAAATTCAAAAACTTCAAACTAGACAATTGGTTGTCATCTCACGGTAAAAATGCATCAAAGAACAAGGAATCTAAGCTTACACCTTGCACAGTTAGACCATTCGGTAATTGGTTCAATCGTTATTTTGGTAATAAAATACAAATCACGTTTTTTGCATATTGGGATGTGTTTTCTATAGACAAGAGAGATATTGTACAGCATCCTGTTTCTAGATACAAGACTTTTCTGGAATCGGACTACCTTGACACATCATCAGACCCGGAAGTAGGACATTACTTTGAAAGGAGCTGGTGCGCAGTTTTCCATCCGATGAAACATACAAAAAAAATAAACAGGCCCTTCTAAGTTGATATTCATTCAAATCAATTCAATTCAAACGTACACTGGGATTTTATCAATATCAACTACATCTCCCTTGATGTCGCCGATAAATTCAAACGCCTTAAATTCTGGTCTCTCTAACTGGGCGTGTGGCGTGTGGTTGTGAACAAAGCGCGCTATCATCTTGTACAATTTGAAATCAGGATACCTGTCGTCCCCATTGTTCTTGTATAGCATATTGACACCATTGTCGTCCAAACACCACTCGTTGATTAGTTTTTGTACCGGGTCCTTTTTGTTCACGTGTTTAACATCCTTGATGATATAATCAAAAATCGAACAAGCCAGACGACATAAATCAAAGCTCGGATTAGGTTCCACGCGCGGCTTCATATCGTTCAGATACGGTTCCGTGTTGTATTGAGTTGCCGCATCTCCTCCAGTTTTAAAACTATCGCTGCACAATATTTTCCCGTTGAACTTATAAATGCTCCTTCCGAAATCTATTATCTTGAACAGTCGTCCGAATGTCGGGACACGGTACTTTTTATTGTTGTAGCAATAATATATGAACTTTTTATCGGTTGGATTGTACATTACATTGTTCGTGTGCAGGTCGTTGTGCGTGAACGAGAATGACTTCTGGTAGGTGATTAGAATCATTATTATCTGCATAAGAGCAGAGAACCACTCTTCCTTTTTAAGTTTTTCAGACATTATCAGGTCGTCAAACGTGTTTTCGCAATACTCCATGCAAATAACTTGCACTGGGAATTGGGGGATGGTAGCGACAATGGTTTCTTCGGAAAACGAATCGTCATCACTGTTCGAATCAGAATCATCGTCGGTAAAGACCGTATCAGCATCATATGCGGAACCAGACTCATCCTCGTCTGAAGTATGAGATGACCTGGAAGAACACGACGATGACGAGCGCAGAGTGCTGATTTTGTTTTCTTCAAGGGATGTCATATCAATGGTCACTTCATCAAGTTGCATGTCATCAATTTGCATCTCATCAATTTGCATCACATCTGCTTTTATATTTGACTCTTCGTCGAAAATGTTTTCAAACATATCATCATCTAGTGATTTCAAACTGAGGTCTGAACCAGCGCTTGTGTTGTGTTCAATCTTAATTGGCTTCTTCTGTTTGCCATCATTGTTAACCAAGTGGTCAAAATTGTCAATCTTGAACAGAACATTCTTGTTCGCGTTGAAAAAATCCGACTTGTTCAGAAACTCGAGGTCGTCGAATATGTTCAGCTGGAAGTTGTGTTTTACCGCGAGGAACGACCCGTAGTAATCTACTCCGTGAATAAAGCCATGCTCGTGAATCAAGAACGAGTTGGCGAACAAGAAAAACCCGTCGACGTATGCGGAGTTGTTTGGGTCGACAAACTTGGAGTTTGAGTTACTATCGTTTGATGTGTGGTCTGGCAACTTCAACGAGGTCAAATCGGCTGGATTGTACTTGCCAGTCAAAAACTTGAACGGGTCAAGCAGCGGCGCCATTTTGAAGAACAACTCCTTATCTTTTGTTTTCTGGTTGGTAATATTTTTAATCCTGCAATTGTAGAGGTGGGGGATTTCCTTATCGCGATTTTTGATGCCAGAAATGTACCACTTGTGATTCAAATTGACATTGTTGTAATTTGTCTCGTTCAAAATCATAAATTGACTGTAAATCGGAATATAATTTTGTGTTTTAGAGAGATGCAGAAACCCTTCTTCTTCTAAACTTTTAAAAAGCTCGAGATTCTTTCGTTTTTGATAACTTACGTTTACCGCCATAGCTATTTAATATATAAATTATACTTCCTTTTAACTTATTATTTTCAGTCATTGCGTATAATTGATATATTTTCTTTTTCCTCTCAATAATAAATGGCGTCGTTAGAATTAAAAAAATTTGACATGAAGAACATTAGTTTCAAACCGAATGAATCCAAGGGTCCTGTTGTTGTCCTCATCGGTCGTCGTGACACAGGTAAAAGTTTCTTGGTCAGAGACCTCCTGTATTATCATCAGGAGATACCAATTGGCACTGTGATATCTGGTACAGAAGAGGGGAATGGGTTCTACGGCAAAATGGTTCCGAAATTGTTCATTCACAACGAGTACAATACAGCCATCATTGAAAATATTCTGAAGCGACAGAAGACGGTATTGAAGCAGGTCAAGAAAGAGATGGAGACCTACAAACGAAGCACCATCGACCCGCGCGCGTTCGTCATCTTGGATGACTGCTTGTATGATAACACATGGGCGAGGGACAAGATGATGCGTCTCCTGTTTATGAACGGACGTCACTGGAAGGTCATGTTAATCATCACGATGCAATACCCGTTGGGCATACCACCCACGCTGAGGACAAATATAGATTATGTTTTTATTTTGCGCGAGCCATATATCGCCAACAGAAAGCGCATATATGAGAACTATGCTGGAATGTTTCCCACATTTGAGTCCTTTTGTCAGGTCATGGAACAGTGTACCGAGAACTACGAGTGCTTGGTAATCAACAACAACTCAAAGTCGAACAAACTACAAGAGCAGGTTTTCTGGTACAAAGCCGATAGTCATAACGATTTCAGGCTAGGTTCAAAGGAATTCTGGGAATTATCGAAGGGATACCAGTCTGGAGACGACGAAGAACCGAGTTACGACCCGGGGTCAGTACAGAAACGAGGCGGAGGACAGAAAATAAATGTGAAAAAGGCGACTAAATGGTAAGAAATATTGCCTTTGTTACCACACCGTTCGTTTTTGCGTCACTTTTTTAAAAAGTGGCATCGAACCCAATCGTAATCGGGTACTTGATGAAACAATAGTCGCTCCACTTTGTAGGGAATGGATGATTTGATTCACACCACTCGAACAAATACTTATTATGACTTGTTTTCAGCGGGAAGTCCCTCCACAACTTGTATTTAAAGTTGAACATTAGGTTCATCACAGTCATCTCATTCGTTTTGCACAATGGATACTTGTTCATCGCCGCAATAAGTTGTGTTTTGTTGCATGTTTGCAGAATACTCGTGTCATACACCCAAATGCAATTCAGAAAATACTTTGCATCTAGTATTTTCTCTCCAAAGTCGTCAGTCAGGAGTTTCACATGCTCTTTATTGTCGAAACTCACTTGATGGCGGAATATTTTATCGGCTCGATAATATGGAGCCGAATCGTCTGGCGCCAACAGTGCATCCTTGAAATCCAACTCTAGTATGTGGCACACGTTGTCTAGCACTCGTAGCCCTGCATCCAAGAATACGACTCTCGACCAAGCTGTGAAGTATTCGTCGAACACATGAAGTTTTTCCCATTGATTCAATTTGTTGATTTCTCTCTTGTCGCTGTTTGAGAACCCCTTTCCAATCTTACCAAGTAGTTCGGTCTTGTCAATCGGGTCGAACTTCCATTCGACAACGTCGTATTTGTTTTTGAAATCTTCTGTCAAATCAAAGTCGATTGTTATGAGAACAATGACACCGTGCCAACTGCCCCTGGTTCGCAAATCTTTTATTGTTTGTTCCGCCTTTCGAAAATACCCCTTGTCTGTGATTGAAACAAATACAGTTGCTTCTTGGTTCAATACAGAATTGTACATTTCAAAGTAGTCTTTGTCGAGGGACATGTGAAACGTTATTCCAGTATCTAATTCAACGTCTGTCAAATGATGCGTCATGTGAAAATCGTAATTATTAAGGCATTCAATGTTCGGGTTTCGAAGAATATCATTCATGTCAAGACCCAACCAAACATCATCATTCCAGTGTAATAACATTTTCTCGCTGCTGAGCTTTGTCGAATGATTGAAAAATAGTGGAAGCGCTGCATTTGAAATTACATTTCCTGCTTTGCCAGAGGCGAACAACCCCCACTTGAATTTCAGATTGTCATTGTGCCTGCCAAACCAGATAGGTCTATTTGAATCGTATCGGCTCAACAGCAAATGTAGGCGATTAGGAAACACAAACGTGACGTCATTCAAAAAAACGTACCAATCATAATTGGCTTGTAGGGTTTTCAATGCCGAGACGTTCTTCATTATATCGAGGGACGATGGTTCGTTATTACACGAAATATACACGACGTCTTGCTTAGATAAGTATTTCAGAAATGTTTGCTGCTGTAAAACAAGATTCGAAACGAACCATTTTTCACAAGTTAGTATAATATAGCATATTTTCATTATTGTGATATCCTTGTTGTATAACCTTATTAATATTTAAATTTCTTTTTATGATATTTCAATTAGTGCGCATTACACCAATTGAAAAATGATTGAGGTGGGATTCGAACCCACGAAGAATAAACAGCAGGTCTTAAGTCTGCCCCCTTTGACCGCTCGGGAACTCAACCATATGGGACACTCGCGATGTCCCAAAATACGGATAAGGGGACTCGAACCCCTGACCACGCGATTAAAAGTCGCGCGCTCTGCCGACTGAGCTATACCCGTTTTGAAGTATTCATCTCACAATACTTATCTAGATATATGCAGATGCCTTTATATTGTTTTGCTGCGCTAAACATCTTTATCGAGCCCCACTGCCGCCTCCACCCGCGTCGAACATCTTGAACACTGGCTCCTTCATGACGTGCATCTGGTTTATTTTCTGATTGCATTGAATTTTCATTTTTATAGGTTGTTTCGATTTTTGTATATTATGTTGTCGTGGATGCACTACTGCGGTTGAAGTTTGAGGATTGGTTGTAGGCGTATTTATAGGCTGAACTATAGGCTGAACTATAGGCTGAACTATAGGCTGAACTATAGGCAATATAATTGCGACAGGTTCATTTACAGTGATAGTCGATGTAGTTTCAATCTGGCTCTCTCTTGATTCTTCACATTGATTGACAACCAAGTCTGTTATGGAGGTTTCGTTAATATTGAATACTCGCTCCCATGAAGTGACGTCTTCGTTCTCGTACACACAACCATTGACATACCTGAAAATCTTGGTTTGATTATGGTTCATAGAGAGACAATCAATGTTACTATATTTCCAATAAAACGATGTAACTTTTTTGCTGGTAGTATCAACCGTGATTCGTGCCTCGACCAATATATCTCCAACAGCATGATGTACAAGAAAGTCTGATTGATGCGACGACTCGCTGCTACCAGATAGTGCAAATTCGGGTGTTTTTTTTTCAACTAACGAATTCGACATGTTTTGTTTGTCCCATTCGATATCTTCTTTGCGTTTCATGTACATTATGTTGTTGTCAAATTTATATTCGTATTCGGGATTTGTTGTAAGCTCGTTAATATTGTAAACACTGAACGTAAAATCTGTAATGGTGTCATTGTTGCAACAATCAACTGTAAAACGACCATAATATATTTTTGATTCTCGTATGAAAAAAATTGAATGTTTTACATTGTTCATTTATTAAATCATTAGGAAATTTATGCTACACATCCATGTTTCAGAAAAGTAATTTCAGTTTTGCTCCACTTTTGGGAAAAGTGGAAAAGTAATTTCAGTTTTGCTCCACTTTTGGGAAAAGTGGAAAAGTAATTTCAGTTTTGCTCCACTTTTGGGAAAAGTGGAAGAGCAATTTCAGTTTTGCTCCACTTTTGGGAAAAGTGGAAAAGTAATTTCAGTTTT